AACGAGGTAACGCTATGGATCAAAATGAGTTCGACGAACCAACAGAGAACGACAAAGAGCTAACCTCCTTTGTCATTGACCACTGTAACCGCTGGCGCGACTGGCGCGACACGAACTTTCTTCCCAACTACCTAGAATACGAGCGCATCTTCCGTGGCGAATGGGCTGCTGAAGACAAGACGCGAGAGTCTGAGCGCAGCCGAATCGTAACCCCTGCTACCCAACAGGCAGTGGAAACCCGTCACGCTGAGATCATGGAAGCTATCTTTGGTCAGGGCGAGTTCTTTGACATTGAAGACGATCTCAAAGATGTCAACGGCAATCCGTTAGATGTCGAGGCGCTCAAAGCTCAGTTAATGGAAGACTTCAAACAAGACAAGATTAGAAAAGCTATCGACCAGATCGAGTTGATGGCTGAAATCTATGGCACAGGCATTGGCGAGATTGTTGTTAAAGAGGAAAAGGTCTTTGAGCCAGCTACCCAGCCGATTCCAGGCCAGATGGGGCAAGCTGCCATTGGTGTAGTGGAGAAAAGCCGCATTGCGGTGAAAATTACGCCGGTCAACCCTAAGAATTTCTTGTTCGACCCCAATGGGACGAGCATTGATGACTGCATGGGCGTGGCGATTGAGAAGTTTGTCAGCATCCACAAGGTAGTTGAGGGAATTGAGAAGGGCATCTACCGTAAGGTAAACATCACTACTGGTGACGAAGACACTGATCTTGAGCCAACCCAAGAGGTCAGCCAGTACAGAGACGGAAAAGTGCGGCTGCTGACGTACTACGGCCTTGTTCCGCGAGAGTACCTGACCGAAAAAGACGAGGAAATAGAAGAACTATTCCCTCAAGACTCGGTTGCTGATGATTACTCAAACATGGTGGAAGCCATTGTGGTGATTGCCAACGAGGGTTTGCTGCTTAAAGCAGAAGAAAACCCGTACATGATGAAGGACAGGCCAGTTCTGTCTTATCAGGACGATACTGTCCCGAACCGACTCTTGGGTAGGGGTACGGTGGAGAAGTCCTACAACATGCAGAAGGCTATTGACGCTCAAGTGCGTAGCCATCTGGATTCTCTTGCTTTGACCACCTCACCCATGATCGGTTTGGACGCTTCCCGCCTTCCACGGGGCGCTAAGTTTGAAGTGAAACCTGGTAAAGCGTTCTTGGTCAACGGCAACCCTGCTGAAATTCTCTACCCATTCAAGTTTGGCGAGACAAGTCTTAACAATCTGAACACGGCCAAAGAGTTTGAGCGCATGTTGCTACAAGCCACTGGCACGATGGATGGTCAGGGCATGGTTAGCCAAGGCAATCGGGACGGCGCTGGCATGTCAATGGCAGTGGCTACGATTATCAAGAAGTACAAACGCACACTGGTGAACTTCCAAGAGGATTTCTTGATCCCGTTCATCCAAAAGGCGGCGTTCAGGTACATGCAGTTTGACCCAGAGCGCTATCCATCGGTAGACATGAAGTTCATACCGACTGCTACGCTTGGAATTATTGCTAGAGAGTACGAGCAACAGCAGTTTGTCGGTCTGTTGCAGACTCTTGGCCCGAACACACCGGTGTTACCGATTATTCTGAAGGGCATTTTTGCCAATTCCAGCCTGTCTAACAGGTATGAAATGATTGCGGCCTTGGATCAGATGAGCCAGCCCAATCCAGAGGCACAGCAACTTGAACAAGCCCAGCAACAACTGGCTTTGCAAGCAGCACAGGCTCAGATCGCGGTTAGCACGACACAGGCAGAGCAGAATCGGGCAGAAGCACAGAAGTTGTCGGTGGAAACGCAGCTTATGCCGCAAGAATCGCAAGCTAAAACTATGGCGGCTTTGACAAAGAATTTACCAGATGACAACGAAGGTAAAGAGTTTGACAAACGGGTCAAGATTGCGGAGTTGATGCTCAAAGAAGCTGACATCAAGAACAAGTCCAAGATCGTTGAGTTGCAGATGGCGAATAAGCAAGAGAATTTGCGCTCAGTCGAGAACGAGTTCCTTGATCAACTGTCGGGAGCATTGAAATGATTGATCTCGATTCAATGTCTGACGATGACAAGCTAGCGGCGCTTGAGTCAATCCATAAGTCAATTGCTGAAAGCAAGGAAGTTCAAAAGCAAAAGATTGCGGTCAATGTCAATTTGGTGCTGCAAGCTCTAAAGAAGATGGAGTCCGACATTCGGTCGCGGTATGACGAAACCGGCAAAGCGATTGAGAAGCGGGTTGCCAGCATCAAAGATGGTCGTGATGGGCAAGACGGTGTAGATGGTCAGAAAGGTAAGGACGGCAGGCCAGGTCGTGATGGGTTGCCAGGCGCTCGTGGTATTGACGGGCTGAACGGCATAAACGGTGTAGATGGTCAAGATGGTGTTTCTGTCACGGACGCCAAGATTGACTTTGATGGCAGCTTGATTATTACTTTATCTACTGGGCAAGAGATCAATGTGGGTGAGGTTGTATCTCCCGACTTGGCGCAAAAGATACAAGTTATCAGCACCATGTCTACCAATGGGGCGGTTGGCATTAAAGACGAAGGTAGCTCGATATCCACGGGTGTGAAGAACATCAACTTTGTTGGCGCGACTGTTACCGCGACTGCCTCTGGTGATGATGTTACTGTCAATGTGAGTGCTGGAACAGGAACAGTCACAAGTGTTGCTGTATCGGGCGGCACTACGGGTCTGACCACAAGCGGTGGGCCAATCACCACAACCGGCACGATTACCTTGGCTGGCACTCTTGCGGTGGCTAGCGGTGGTACAGGGACTGCAACGCCTAGCTTAGTGGCTGGTACAAACATCACCTCAATCACAGGTTCATGGCCTAATCAGACAATCAACGCAAGCGGCGGGTCTGGAACAGTCACTAGTGTGGCAGCTACGGGCGGTACGGGCATCAGTGTCTCGGGTAGCCCGATTACAACTTCTGGCACGTTGACCATCACCAATACAGCGCCTGATCAAACAGTTGCATTGACCCAAGGCGGCACGACCACCATTACGGGAACATACCCTAACTTTACGATTTCATCTGCTGACCAGTTTGTTGGCACTGTTACCTCGGTTACTGGAACATCACCTGTTGTATCCAGCGGCGGTACAACCCCTGCCATCAGCTTGGCATCGGGTTACGGTGACACGCTCAACCCTTACGCATCCAAGACAGCCAACTTTGTGCTGGCTGCGCCTGATGGAACGGCTGGTGTACCGACATTCCGCGCTGTTGTTGCAGCTGACATTCCCACGCTAAACCAAAGCACCACTGGCAGCGCAGCCACCCTGACCACAGGCCGCACAATTGCGGTTACGGGTGATTTGGCCTACACCAGCTCGTCTTTTGACGGGTCGGCCAACGTCACTGCTGCTGGAACACTGGCGACTGTTAACTCTAATGTCGGCTCATTCACAGCGGCAAACATCACGGTGAACGCCAAGGGTCTGATCACTGCTGCCGCCAACGGAACTGCTGGTGCAACGATCAGCAACGACACCACAACGGCTAGCAATCTCTTTCCCTTGTTTGCATCTGCGACAAGCGGTGTGCCGACAACGATCTTCACAAGCAATGCCCAGTACTTATACAAGCCTTCTACTGGTGAGTTGAGCGTCAAAGCACCACGGGCTTCAAACGGCATTGTGGTTAACAGCGCCACGATTGCAGAGAACTACACCATTGCTACGGGCGACAATGCCATGAGCGCAGGGCCAGTAACAGTTAATTCAAGCATTGTTGTCACAGTCTCCAGCGGCTCACGCTGGGTCGTGGTTTAAGGAAATATATGGCAGTAACTATTGACGGAACAAGTGGAATTAACACTCCAGGCGTGGTAAACACTGCGGCTGAGACTATTGCAACGACCCTAGCTGTGACGGGCGTTACAACCTTTGCTGCTGGCACAGCGGCATTACCAGCGATAACCACCACCGGCGACACCAACACCGGTATCTTCTTCCCTGCGGCTGACACCATTGGGTTTAGCGAGGGTGGTGCGGAGGCTATGAGGATTAATAGCTCAGGCAATGTGGGGATTGGTACTAGTTCGCCAAATACAAAGCTGCACATTACAGGCAACTTGACGATTGAAAACTCAACCAATGCGCCTTTTATTGACTTTACAGAGTCTGGTGACAATACAGATATTAAAGCCCGTATTCAGATGGATCAGGATTCTGGGACAGCGGGGAGTCTGCTGTTCTATACGGAAGGTGGCGGCACTCTTGCAGAACGCGCCCGTATCGACTCCAGCGGCAGCTTGCTGGTGGGGGCTACAAGCTCTTCTGTTGGTGGCGTAACACTAGCGCAATTACTTGATGCGCGTACAAGAAACTCAGGCTTTGGTTTGGGCGTTGTTGGCAACTCGTCAAACACTCAGATTCAACGATTTTATTTTGATACTACTGCCGTTGGTTCAATCAATGTTTCTGGTAGCGCAACAACCTACTCAACATCCTCAGACTACCGCCTAAAGAACACCATTGCGCCCATGACAGGCGCTCTGGCAAAGGTGGCATTGCTTAAACCCGTAACCTATAAATGGAATGTAGACGGCAGTGATGGTCAGGGCTTTATCGCCCACGAATTGGCTGATGTTGTACCGCAATGCGTCACCGGTGAAAAAGATGCGGTAAACGCAGAGGGAAATTCAGAATACCAAGGCATCGACACCAGCTTCTTGGTCGCCACACTGACAGCGGCAATCCAAGAGCAACAAGCCCTCATCACAGCCCTGACAACCCGCATCACCGCACTTGAAGGAGCAGCAGCATGAGTCTTATCGCAATGCAAGGGGGCGCAACGGGAACTGGCACTGTTACCCTGTTAGCCCCTGTCACAAACACAAACAGGACGCTGACACTTCCCGATGATACTGACACAGTGGCGGGTATTGCCGCAACTCAGACGCTTACCAACAAGACGCTGACCAGCCCCACGATTGCAACGCCAACCATGACTGGTCAAGCAACAATACCAACCATCAATCTTACTGGTGGGCAGATTACTTTCCCCGCAACTCAATCAGCATCTGCTGACGCAAACACGCTGGATGATTATGAGGAGGGGACTTATACAATTACAGCAACATGCGGAACAAGCGGAACAATTACATTAAATAGCAGTTTCAACACCGGCAAATACACATTAGTTGGAAATACAGTGTTTTTTAATGCGCACCTTCGCGTATCTGCAATATCTAGCCCTGTTGGAACTGTAACATTTAGTTTGCCATTTACGATTGCAAGCAGCACAAATCAAAACAGGGGTGCTGGAACTGTTTGGGTATTTGACGTAACTGCAACGGCTGGCGACTCAGTAGTTTTGCAAACTTTAGAAAATACCGCAGGAGTAAGACTTGCGACTCAAAATGCGGCCGATACATATTTTTCTGATCCAGGAACGGCTGGAATGATTAAAGCAACCACTGAAATGTCTATCACTGGATTTTTCTACAGAGCATAAAAGGAAATCATGGCACTCACCGAAACCAAAGTCATTGACCAGATTACTGTTTGCGAGAACGGCATCGTGCTGTACCGCGAGGCAACACGCATCCTTAAAGACGGCGACCAGATTGCTCAGACCTACCACCGCACCAGCTTGACACCAGCACAAGACCTCACTGGTCAACCTGCCAATGTCGTGGCAATCTGCAACGCAGCGTGGACAGCGGAAGTCATCGCAGCCTACCAAGCCGCACAAGCTGAAAGAGTCACACCATGACACGAGCAGTAAATACAGCGTT